TCAGGAACTCTAGTAACTATGTTTGCTGACGCATAAGGAGTAAATTATGGCTGATACAGTAACATCACAAACCATCCAAGATGGTGAAAGAGTTGCTATTATGAAATTCACTAATGTTTCAGATGGAACTGGTGAATCTGCTGTAAAAAAAGTAGATGTCTCTGCTTTGGCTAGTAGTAGTCAAGGCAAGACATGTACTTCAGTTAAAGTAGCTAAAATATGGTGGGCTTGTAGAGGTATGGGTGTCAATATTGAATTTGATGCTTCTACTAATGTTTTAATAACAGGCTTACCTTCTGACTCTACTGGTGATGAATATTACTCTGACGTTTTTACTGGTATTCCAAACAATGCGGGATCTGGTAAAACTGGTGATATTGATTTCACTACAGTAGGACATAGTTCAGGCGATACTTATTCTATTATTTTAGAATTAGTAAAAGACTACGAATAATGGCTGAATATAAAGGCAAAAAAGTAACTTTGAATAGTCCAAGAGCTCTCCGTCAAGGAGAGCCTGGCTATGGCAAAAAAAGAAAAGTTGTTTTCGTTATGGGATGTAGTAGCGAAAGCAAAAGAGTAAAAAGAATTACATTTGGTGATGCCAAATTAGGTATGCACAAAAATACAAAATCAAGAAAAAAATCTTATTGTGCTAGAAGTGGCGGAATGAAAGGCACGACAGATAGATGTAGTGCTAACTATTGGGCTAGAAAAGATTGGGATTGTTAATATGGGTGAAAAAACAAAAAAAGACGCTTGTTATCACAAAGTAAAAGCCAGATATGATGTTTGGCCTTCTGCTTATGCAAGTGGAGCTTTAAGTAAATGTAGAAAAGTAGGAGCTGCAAATTGGGGCAATTCTAAAAAGAAAAAACCAGTTAAAAAATCAACAGGTGGTTTAGTTTCTGTTAGAGGTCAAGGTGCAGTTATGAAAGAAAGATTAAGGTAATGTCTAAAAATTCATTAAGAGATTGGTTTGCAAAAAATGACGGAAAAGGATGGGTTGACTGTAAAACAGGAAAACCATGTGGTCGTAAAAAAGGCGAAAAAAGAGCATATCCCGCTTGTCGCCCAACTATGGCTCAATGTACTTCAGCAGCCAAAAAGAAAACTGGCCCAAAAAGAATTAATTGGCAAAAAAAATCAACAGGTGGTGAAATGGTAAAAGATAAAAGCAAAGCAGATTTAAATAAAGACGGCAAACTTTCTTCTTACGAAAAGAAAAGAGGTATGGCTATTGAAAAAGCTATGGCTCAACAAAATAGAGTAAAAATGAAAAATGGCGGATTTATTGCAAAAGGTTGCGGTCAAGTAATGAATAACCGTAGAAAAGTAACAAGCATATCTTGAGGTAAAAATGACTTTTAAAAAAACAAAAGGGTATAGCGTGAAAAAGATGTCCAAAGGCGGAGCTTTAATGAAGAAGTCCAAGGGCGGAGCTATGATGAAGAAATCAAAAGGTGGATCTATATTAAAGAAATCCAAAGGCGGTTCTTTAATGAAGAAATCAAAAGGGGGTTCTATGATGAAAAAATCTAAGGGCGGAGCTTTAAACAAAAACAGTAAAAAGAAATAACTTTTTAGTTTAAAAAACAACTTACATTTATGTCATACTTACTTAGTAATGTCCCACATTTTAAATGTTGGGTAAGAAGGGAATTTACTCACAATCACGAAAAATACCATGACGAGTATTTACATGCTTTAGTTATTGCAGTTAATACTATTCCAGATAGGTCTTTGAGTTTTCAAGTAGTCTTTACGGGTTGTGAGTCAGATTGTGAAGATAACAACGAGCCGAATATCCATGGCGGAGCTATGTGGGCTAGAATGCCTATTCAGGCTTTAGTGGCTGATATTCCTATGGATGATTTTCCTAAACCAATGGAAGATCATATTGCACAACCTTGGGATTGTGAATCTAGAAACCACTCAGTAATAGTTATGGATAGAGTAAGCTCATCACCTTGGCTTTGTAAATTAGATGGCGAATTTTTTAAAGGAAGATATTTGTTTACTGTTGATTATACTGACTCCGATATTGCTGACGATAGTGCACAACATAAACAATCTCATGTATTATATATAACAGAAGATTGTAAATGGAAAGGTAACTTAGTAGCCTTACCAAACAACAGAGTAAGGGCTACAAGTCCTGCTCTTTGGGTAACAGGAGATGGTGCTCCTGACTTTAAACCTTCACAATGGACACATTCTGCTGAAGGACACGAAAGTTACTTAGATCCTGCAATAACTTTTGATAACTTATATGAAGATTAATGGCATTATCAGGTAGTACAAATTTTGAACCAAATGTAACTGAGTTTATAGAAGAGGCTTTTGAAAGATGTGGTATAGAGCTCAGAACTGGTTATGATTTAAGAACTGCAAAAAGGTCTATTAACATCATGTTGGCTGAGTGGGCTAACAGAGGTCTTAATCAATGGACTATTGAGCAAACTACTCAAACAGTAACAGAAGGAACCAATAGCTACAGTTTAAATTCTAATGTAATTGATATTTTAGATATGGTTGTTAGAAGAACAACTAATTCTGTAAATACAGACACTAATATGAGCAGAATAAGTAGAAGTGAGTATTTAAATATCCCAAACAAAGATACAAAAGCTAGACCTAATCAATTCTTTTTTGACAAGCAAACAACACCTGCAATAAAGGTTTATCCTACACCAGAAAATTCTACAGACATTTTGGTTTTTAATAAGTTAGTTAGAATGGATGATGCTGATACTGCAACAAACACAATGGATTTACCTTTTAGATTTTATCCATGTTTTGCAGCAGGTCTTGCTTACTATATAAGTATAAAAAGAGCTCCGCAAAGAACAGCAGAACTAAAAGCAATTTACGAAGAAGAATTTAGAAGAGCTGCTGACCAAGACGAAGATAAAGCTTCTTTTAGATTAAGGCCTTATTTAAGGAATGTCTAATGGCTTATGCAAGTGGTAAATTTGCATACGCTTTATGTGATAGATGCGGGTTTCGATATAAGTACAAAGACTTAAGAAAAGAATGGAATGGTGCTAAAACTTGTCGTTCTTGTTATGAAGAAAAACATCCTCAATTAGAAACTACGAGAAATGTTATAGATCCAGAAGCTTTGTATGAAGCTAGACCTAATACAGATAGGGAGGTTGGAAACGGTAGGGTTTCAACTAATAATGATTTAGTAGGCAGAACATTTGTAGGTTTTAAAACAAATGTATCTTTAGGAACTTTAACGGTTACAGAAAATGATAGTGGTACATCTCAAAACCTAAGTTCTCAAGAAGCTACAGCTAGTTTAGGATCTGTTTCAGTAACAGGTAATATAGGAATTAATGTTTCTATATCTCTTAACGAAGCTACAGCTTCAACAGGAGCAGTAACTATTAATTCAAATGTAGCAACTTACTTAGTAGAAGTTGCTTCTTACCTAGGTTCTAACAAATACTTTATAGATAGTCTTGTTACTCCTACTTTGACTTTATCTGAGGGAAGCACTTACATATTTGACCAATCTCAATCAAGTAATGCAGGACATCCTTTAAGATTTTCAACAACATCTGATGGCACACATAATAGTGGTACAGAGTACACTACAGGAGTTACAACAAATGGAACACCAGGAAGTTCAGGAGCATATACTCAAATAGTAGTTGCGGTAGGAGCACCTACACTTTACTATTATTGTACTAACCACTCAGGTATGGGAGGTCAAGCAAATACTCCTTAATTTGATATAATTTAATTATGACTTTATCTGAATTGAAAACCCTAATACAAAATTATGTAGAGAATGATGAAACTACCTTTACAAGCACTTTGAATGACATTATTAAAAATGCAGAGGAAAGAATTTTTGAATTAGTGCAATTTGATTTTTTCAAAAAAAATGTAACTGGTGTTTTAACTACAGGTAATAGATTTTTAACTGCACCATCAGATTATGTTTTATCTACTTACTTAGCTGTAAAAGATAGTAATGGAGATTACACATATTTAGAAAAAAAACATTCATCTTTTATGCAAGAATACTCTGTTGATCCAACAGACGCTTCTCTTAGAGGAAAACCTTTATATTATGCTGATTACGATAAAGAATTATCTACAGCATCTGATAATGGCTCAACCTTAGTATTAGCACCTGTACCAGATAGTAATTACGCAGTTGAGTTGCAATATGTTTATAAACCAGCTTCCATTGTTACAAACACAACAGGTACTTGGCTATCTACAAACGCTAGAAATGGTTTGTTATTTGCTTGTTTATCTGAAGCTTATTTATTTATGAAAGGAGATGCTCAGTTGCAAGAGCAATACGAAAGAAGATTTCAAGAAGAAATATCAAGATTGAAAAATAGAGCTGAAGGCAGAGGAAGAAGAGATGAATATCGCTTTGATTCTTTGCGTTCTCAAATAACCTAGAGGAGGTAAAAATGGAGAAGATAGAATCCCTAAAGGGCAAAACCGTAGCTATAGTAGGTATGGGAAGAAGTTGGCACGACTACAATTTAGCTAAATCACATGGCATACACTTTGACGAAGTTTGGGCTATAAATTCTGTTGCAAGTGTAATATTTCACGATAGAGTTTTTATGATGGATCCTCCATCAAGATTTTTAGATAGTGATGATGCGGGAGGTCAAACCGACACTATGCGAAAACTTTTACAAAAACATGACAAGCCAATATATTCTTGTATTACAGACGAAAGATGCCCAACTGTAGTTGAGTACCCAATAAGAGAATTAGTAAGAGATACGCATTGTTATTATTTAAATAATACAGTCGCTTATGCAATAGCTTTTGCTTATTGGAATGAAATAGCAAATCTTAAAATGTTTGGTATTGATTTTAGTTATAAAGGTAATTTGCACTTTGCAGAAGCTGGTAGAGGATGTTGTGAATTTTGGTTAGATAAGTGTATGCACAAAGATATTCAGGTAGAAGTTGCTAACAGTTCTGCTTTATTAGATTCAAATGAAGATGCTCAGGATAAATTGTATGGTTACCACAGACTAAAAGATCCTATGGTTGTTGTCTTAGACGAAGAAAAAAAATTAAAAGTTTTAAAGAAAAGTGAATACGAATCTTCTATAACTAGGTCAGAAAGAACACCTGTTATGGTAGATAGAAATGATCCTAATGTTCTTGGAGAGCCAAAAAAATGGTAGATGAAATAACGCCAGGGGTTTCTTTTGAGCTTGGCTTGGTCGAAACTAAAACCACCAATAATGGAGGTCATTCTCCTGAATTTTGGGCGGAAAGATTAACAGAAAAAATAGTTGGGTATTCTGAAGATAATGAACCTCATGTAAAAGAACAGGCTAAAGCTTTTAGAGATGTAATTTACAAAGTTTGTTTAATTTACATAAAAAATGCTATAAAATCATATCAATCCACTTTAAAACAAGATTTAATTAAAAGTGGAGAAAACGAATTAGCAAAAATTATTAAATAAAATTAAAGGTAAATCATGGCTATTACTTCCACACTAACCTCTAGTTTTAAGAAAGAATTACTGCTTGGTAATCACAATTTTACCAATAGTTCGGGAGATACTTATAAACTAGCTTTATACACAAGTTCCGCTACATTAGGGGCAACTACCACTTCTTTTACTACAACAGGTCAAGCAAGTGGTACTAACTACACATCTGGTGGTGGTACTTTAACTAATGTAACTCCAACTATAAGTGGCACAACTGCTATAACTGATTTTTCAGATTTAACATTTAGTACGGCAACAATAACAGCTAGAGGTTGTATGATCTATAACAGTTCTGATTCTAATAAGTCAGTAGCTACTATTGATTTTGGTGGAGATAAAACTTCAACTGCTGGAGACTTTACAATAGTTTTTCCTGCGGCAGCAGCTAGTACAGCCATTATAAGAATAGCTTAGGAGGAGGGCATGGCTCTTGTCCTTAACGATAGGGTAAAAGAAACCACTACTACTACAGGCACAGGCACCGTAAATTTAGCTGGAGCAGAAACAGGCTTTGAATCTTTTGTAGCTGGAATTGGTAATTCTAATACCTGCTATTACACGATTGCTCATCAATCAGCAGATGAATTTGAAGTAGGTTTAGGAACAGTTACAGATGCCTCTCCCGATACATTGGCTAGAACTACAGTTATAAGCAGTTCTAATTCTGATTCCGCAGTTAATTTTTCTTCAGGAACTAAAGATGTATTTTGTACATTACCTGCAAGTAAAGCTGTATTTCTTAATAGCTCTGCGGATATAAACCTTGCGGATAGTAGTAAAATTTTATTAGGAGCAGGAGATGATTTACAAATTTATCATGACGGCAATAATAGTATTATTGCTGATGAAGGAACTGGTGGTTTATTTTTAAGAGGAACAAATACTGTAGATATACAAAGTGCACTAGGACATAACTACTTAAAATCTACAATAAGTGCAGGAACTCAAATTTATTACGATAACTCAGAAAAGTTTGCAACTGTATCAGGCGGAGTAAAAGTTACAGGTAACATTGAGAATGCTTCTGGAGATATGACTCTTGATGTTGCAGGAGATATTATTCTTGATGCTGATGGCGGAAGTATTTCACTTAAAGATAATGGTACAGAAATAGGTCTTTTTACTTTAGACAATTCTGGTTATTTTGATATTTTTTCTTCTGTATCAGATGCTGATTTAAGAATAAGAGGAAACGATGGTGGCTCAACAATAAATGCTCTTACTTTTGATATGTCTGATGCAGGAAGAGCTATATTTAATGGTTCTGTTGATATTGGAGGTACTTCGATTACGAGAACAGGAGATTTAACTTTAGATGTATCTGGAGATATTATTTTAGATGCTGGTGGAGAACACATAAGGTTTTATGATGACGGCAATGAGTGGGGAAACATTGAAAGTGGCTCTTCAAACTTTAATTTAACAGTTACAGGGCAAGACAACGATTTTGTATTTTTAGGAAATGATGGTGGCTCAGGTATTATTGCTTTAAGAATTGATATGTCAGATGCAGGAGCATTAATTTGTAATGGTAATATCACAGCTTTTGGAAGTACATCAGATATAAGATTAAAAGAAAATATTGAAGTTATTCCTGATGCTATTAATAAAGTAAAACAATTAAAAGGAATTACTTTTAATTACAAAAAAGATGGAAAGAAAAGCACAGGTTTAATAGCACAAGATTTAGAAAAAGTATTACCAGAAGCAGTTTACGAAACTTCTGATGTAGATGATGAAGATAAACACTTAGCTGTTCGTTACGGGAATACAGTAGGTTTATTAGTCGAAGCTATAAAAGAACAACAAGAACAAATAGAAACTCTTACAGCTAGAGTAAAAGAATTAGAAGGTAAATAATGGCTACTCCAAGTTCAGGTGCCATAAGTTTAAATGAAATGCACGTTGAAGTAGGTAGTTCTTCTGGATCTACAGTATCAATTAATGATTCCGATATAAGAGCATTAACAGGCAAAAGCTCAGGTGCTACAGCTTCTTGGAACGACTACTATGACAAAGCAAAAGATTGGAGTATCTCAATGACTGTTGGTGCAACAAATGTTTTTACTGCCGCAGGTGATTATAATGCTGAGTCAAATATAAGATATAAGGGATATAACACTACTTTTAGACCCAGCGGTACTAATTATGGTTCTATGAATGACTACGCTGACTCTGATTTTTTAGGTGGACAAACTATAGAAACTTTTAACGTATCTGGAAATAGTACAGTCACTACGTCTCAAGCAACTACAATGTTGTTTGCGACTGACAGTTCTTCAGCACTTGTTGCGAATAATGATACTGCATTTAAAAAAGTTACTATAAACAGTAATGTTTACAACAGAAGTGATGCTACTTATACAGGTGCTTCTGGAGATAGAAGTCAATGGCAATGGGCAATAAATCAAACTGTTGCAGACGATAATACTTCTGCTCAAACTCCTTTTACTGCTCCAGGTAACTCTTGTTCTATTGTTTTTAGTAGAAACCCATGAGCAAAATAAAACTAGCAAAATATACAGAAGAATTTGGAAATATAGGGATAAATCCTGACGTTGATGAAAAAGATAAACCCTTTAATAGAATATCTTTATGGGTACAAGATCCAATTACAAAACAAAATTTGCGTTATGAATGGAACAAAACAGATAGCGGAATAATTCTTACTGAAGAAGGTGATGACACTTATGTAGAAACTAAAGATGTCGAGTATTATCAAAAATTGTGGGAAGCAAATACCTATCAAGAATTTTTAGCTCTTTCTACTTTAATACCACCTAAAGAAACAGATACTTATAACATTGAAAATAATATGGCTGTGCCAAAAAGCACCAACACTTATGATGAAGTTTATGTAAACAAAAAATTAGTAAGAACTGATTACAATATAGGACTATGGCAATCTGATAAGTTAATAGAAGAAGTAGAAAAAGTATTTGGCAAAGACCAAGAATGGAAGGGCAATAGATTTAATATTATTGGTACTTATCAAGAACATGATGATGCACCTTTAAGACCACCATACACGAATGTAAAAACATATAGTTGGTACAATGTTTTTACAGATGTTCCGACAGAAACATTGAATGCTTTTAAAGTTCCTGATGTGGGCTACACATACAAAGAATGGAACGCTATAAAATACAATACAGTAACAGGTAAAAAGCAATTTAAGTTGGTTATAGCAGATACGGAACATACAAGTAATTATCAAAAGCACCCTAACACTTTTATACCAAGACCTGAAGTTCCTGTTTATGCACCATCAACTTTCTTTTTTGCAAAAATTTTTAATGAAGATGGTACAGAAGCAGATGAGTATGACGTTTTCTTTACAACCACTAAAGATATTATGAAAGAATTTTGTGAAGAAAAAAATTTAAATTTTCCTGTTCCTGAAAACAGAGAAGATGATTTTATTTGGATATACGGCTTAGTTTATGATAAAAAAACTTTAGAAATTAAACAGGTAAAAGGCTATATTCGTTATCCTACAGACCAAGGCGAATGGCTATAAAGTTAGACACAAAAAAAATAGACAAAAAATTCTACAAAAAAGTAGAAGAAGAAAAAAAATTACGCAAGGAATTTAGAAAAAAATTTTATAATTAATTATGTTTGGTAATAGTGCATTTGCAGAAACTCCTTTCGCAGCTCTTGGAGGGGTTGACGGAAGTGTAAGTGTAAGTTTAACTGGTCAAGCTGGCACAAGTGCTGTTGGCTCTTTTACTTTTATAGCAAAAGCAAATGTAACTCCTAGTTCTCAAGTTGGTACATCAGCTTTAGGTTCAATTACATCTATTGCTAAAGCTATAACTTCTATAAGCGGAAATTCATCAACAAGTTCATTAGGCACTATTTCAACAGATGCTGAAGCAAATGTAACTCCAAGCGGTCAATCAATAACAAGTGCAGTAAGTAGTGTAGGTGTAAATGGAAGTGTTGTTGCAGTTTTACCAAGTGTTTCAGCAAATGTTGGCTCTGTAAGTGTAAGCATTACGGCAAAAGCAAATGTTTCAATACCTTTGGCTGATGAAGGAGAATCTGCTTTAGGTAGCGTTGCTACTATATCTAAATCTAATGTTACTCCAACTACTTTAGTAGCTACTGCAAATGTAGGATCTACAACTCAAAAAGGTTTTGCAAATACAAATTTATCAAGCCAAATTGGCACAACATCTTTAGGAACGCCTAGTACTTCTATAAGTATTTCAGTTTCTTTAAGCGGAGTTGCTGCAACAAGCTCTGTAGGAACAGTTACTCAAAAATCATCAAATAAAGTATCTGTATCAGGTTTAACTGCAACTGGCTCACTTGGATTACCAACTTTTATAGGTAAAGCTAATATTTCTGTTGTTGGGGTACAATCTATTGGTTCTGTAGGTACAGTATTAGTTTGGTCAGATGTAAATCAAAGTCAAAGCTCTAATTTTAATCAAACTACTAATACTCAAACACCTAGTTGGTCAGGTACAAGTGAAGATCAAAGTTCCAACTTTAGTCAAACTACTAGCACACAAACACCTAGTTGGTCGGATGTAAATGATTCAGAAACGCCTTCTTGGGAAGAAGTAGCTTAAAAACAATAATTTAATTATAATTTAACAGAGGTTAAAAATGGCTAGTTCATACGAAAACGATTTAAGATTGGAGGAAATGGGTACAGGAGAACAAATTGGTTCTTGGGGTACTACAACAAATACAAATTTAAGCCTGATTGCAGAGGCTTTTTCTTATCAAACAGAGGCAACTTTTAGTTCAGATGCAGATGTAACTGCAACAATAGCTGATGGAGCTTCAGATAAAGCTAGAGCTTTTTATTTAAAAGTTACATCTTCAGGCAGTTTGTCTGCAACTAGAACTTTAACAATAGCTCCAAATACGCTGTCTAAAGTAATTTTTATTGAGAATGCCACTACAGGATCTCAATCTATAAATATATCTCAAGGATCAGGTGCAAATGTAACTGTTGGTAATGGTCTTACAAAAGCATGTATTTTAGACGGGGGCGGTTCAGGTGCTGTAGTTTATGATATGTTTGATAAAATTGATTTAGGTGCTAATGCTAAATTAAATGGTGGAGATTTTGGTGTTACTGCATCTTCAACAACAACTTTTACCAATAAAACTTTTGATGCAGACGCAACGGGTAATAGCTTAACTAATGTGGAAGATGCCAATATTAAATCAGGTGCTGCAATAGATGCTACTAAAATAGCAGATGGTTCAGTAACAAGTACAGAGTTTCAATATATCAATACACTTTCATCTAACGCACAAACTCAAATAAATGCAAAATTAAGTAATACTGTTGATACTTATGCAACTTCAAGTGAAGGTGATGAAAGATTTTATTTTGCCAATAGTGGTGAAACTTATTACAAAGCAGATGGCAGTCATATTTTTAGGAATGCTTCAAATGCTAACATGGCTACTATTGACACTAGCGGTAATTTTGTAGCTACAGGTAATGTTTCTGCTTATTCTGATTTAGCACTCAAAGAAGATATTTACCAAATTGAAAATGCCTTAGAAAAAGTAAAAAAATTAAGAGGTGTACATTTTACTCGTAAGTCCGACAATACAAAAGAAATTGGAGTTGTAGCTAACGAAGTAGAAAAAGTAATTCCAGAGCTAGTAGATGAACATCAAGATAAAGATTTAGGTGTAGTAAAAACTATGAAGTATGCAAATACTGTTGGTTTGTTAATTGAAGCGGTAAAAGATTTAAGCAAACAAGTAGAAGAATTAAAAAATGTCTCTAGCGACTAGCGGTTTAATAACTCTTGACCAAATACATCAAGAAGCAGGTGGTACAACCACAACGGCTTGTTCTATAAACGACCAAGACATAAGAAATTTATATGAAGCTCCTGGCAAAACTATAAATAACACTCAAGGAACTGCAATAGATTTTGGAGATTTTCATGGAGCTTCTAATGATCCAAGAATAAGCTTAACTGGCTCTCCAAGTTTAAATGGAACTTTAACTATTAACGAAAATTATCAAACAACTTACATAGTTAATAGCCAAATAACTACAAGGTATAACGGGTTTGTTGCTAGTAGCTATGGTTCTTCAGGAAGCTCTGGAGGTGGCACAAAAGGAGCTTGGTTAAATGGTTCTGAAACTTGGATGAATGTAGGAGTGGAAGCTTTTTACTGTTATAGCACTCCATACGTTCTTGGTATGTTTAATCCTAATAATACTTATAGTTTTGTAATAGATAAGCCTGTTTTTAACTCTGGTTGGACTTCTATTTCTTTATATCATCCTTACAGTAATTATAGCAATCCTTATGTATTTACAAGAGCTTCTGCAAGTTATTCTTATACTCAATCGCAAACAGGAGTTACAATTTGGAGTTGGATATTAAATGCTGACCAATCCTCCGCTTCTAATAACTTATTACTTGGCTCTCCTAGAACTAATGCTCTTCAAGGGACAAGCTATCAAACTTTAGTAATAGCATGATATATTAGGAGGTATTATGGAAATTATTATTTGGATAGGTCTATCTTTAATTATTGCAAAAGCTTTATTAAAAGCTGTAAGACCTGATATAAATAGATATGTAAACAATAAAACTAAAGACTATTGGAATAGTTTAAAGGATTATTTTTAATGTCAAGATCTACAGTAAACGAAGTTGACAAAAGGCTTTCAGCACATGAAGCTGCTTGTGAACAGCGTTGGCGAGAAAATTGGAGAAGATTGGAAAATATTGAAAATGGCATAATGTCTTTAAACAAACTGATTAGAAACAGTTTAATCTTTTCTCTTACTATATTTTTGGGAATTACAGGATTTCTAACAAAATTTATCTTTTTTTAAATGCAAGAACTTTTAAATCTGTTAAAGCTTCACGAAGGCTTTGTAAGCCATTGTTATGATTGTAGTGAAGGCTACAAAACTATTGGGTTTGGCAGACTTATTGATAAAAAACTAGGCGGAGGTATTACGGAAGAGGAAGCAGAGTATTTACTCAAAAATGATGTAAATAAATCTGTAGTTGTTTTACAAAATAAATTAGATTTTTTTTCAGAACTATCAGAAGTAAGAAAAACTGTTTTAATTGATATGTATTTTAATATGGGGAACAGATTGTTTAAATTTGAAAAGACACTTGAGCATATTAAAAACAAAAATTTTACTAAAGCCGCAGAAGAAATGTTGAACAGCAGATGGGCTGGCCAAGTTGGTCAAAGAGCTGTAAGGCTTTCAGAAATGATGGAGTCTGATGAATACCCTTTTTGAATATGACTCGCCAAACAGAACGGATTGGAAGATCAGGCGAATACGCAGTCGCTAGTTTTTTAAGTTTAGAAAGCGATACCGTTCATGTCTTACCACATGGTAGTCACGCTGACATAATATTTGAAATAAATGACATTATGTACAAATGCCAAGTAAAAACTTGTTCTAAAAAGAAAATGTGTCATAAAACTCACAAAAGAGTAAATTGGTGTTTTGACATGCGTAGAGGGGCTAATACAAAGCTTAGAGATTATAAAAAAGGTATGGTTGACCTTTATGCTTTTTATTGTTTGGAATACAATACAATAGTATTTAAAATTTTTAAGGATGGCAAAAGAACAAAAATAACTTTTAAAGACTTTCTTATGAAAAACATAAATTCTAAAGAAAGTTTGTATGATGCTCTTGATAAAATAAAAAATGGCTTTAATTAAGTATAAATTCAAACCTGGTATAAATAGAGAAGGAACTTCTTATTCTAATGAAGGGGGTTGGTTTGATTGTAATTTAGTTAGATTTAGAATGGGATTACCTGAAAAATTTGGCGGTTGGGCTAAATTAGTAGCTTCTACCTTCAAAGGTACTGCACGTTCTCTATTTAATTGGATTGCTCTTGATGGTGCTAGATATTTAGGGATAGGAACGCATTTAAAATTTTATATACAATCAGGATCTTCTTTTCACGATATTACACCTATAAGAAAAACTGTATCAGGAAGTATAACCTTTACCAAAACAACTAATGGTTCTAGTTCGATAAAAGTAACTGATGCTGGACATGGTGCTAACCCTGGAGATTTTGTAACTTATAGTGGTGCAAGTACCTTGGGTGGAAACATAACCGCAGCAGTTTTAAATCAAGAGTATCAAATACAGTCTATTTCAACTGCAAACGGTAATGAATATTTTATAAATGCAGTTGATACAAGTGGCAACGCTGTAACAGCTAATTCAAGTGATAACACTAGCGGAAGTGCAAATGCTGAATACCAACTTATAACAGGCTTGGATGTTTTTGTAGAAGGTACTGGTTGGGGTTCTGGTGCTTGGAGTGCAGGTGGTTGGGGATCATCTAGTCCTCTTTCTGCTTCTAACCAATTAAGAATTTGGTCGCAAGATAACTACGGAGAAGATTTAATTATGGGTGTTAGAGGAGGAGGTATTTTTAGATGGGATGAATCTTCTGGTACAAACACAAGAGCTGTTGAATTAAGTTCAATTACTGGAGCAAATTTAGTTCCAACTAAATGTATTAAAGTTTTAACTTCTGAAACGAATAGACACTTAATAGTTTTAGGAGCAGATCCTATAAGTTCAGGAGTTCGTACAGGTGCTTTAGATCCTATGTTAGTTGCCTTTTCTTCTTCAGAAGATTTGTTAGATTTTGAGCCAAGAACAACAAATACCGCAGGTAGTGTAAGACTTTCGTCAGGTTCTCAGATTGTTGGTGGGATAAAAGCTAGACAAGAAGTTGTTATTTTTACTGATACTTCAATTTACAGTATGACAAATATAGGGCCGCCTTTGGTTTTTGCTATTAATCTAATTGATGAAGCTGCTGGATTAATAGGCCCTAACGCTTGTGTAAATGGCCCAGAGGGTGTTTATTTTATGGGTAAAGATGCTTTTTATGTTTATAAAGGAGCAGTTAGCGAATTACCTTGTACCGTAAAAAATTATGTTTTTTCAGATTTTAATACAGCACAAGCATACAAGACTTTTGCTTTTACTAATAAACAACATTCTGAAATAGGTTGGTTCTATCCTAGTAGCTCCTCTCAAGAAAACGATAGGTATGTTATTTACAACTACCAAGAAGCAGTTTGGTATTATGGGCAGCTTACTAGAACATGTTGGTTAGATACAGGAGTTGTATCTTATCCACAAGCTACTGCTAATAATTACTTATATCAGCACGAAGTTGGGTTTAATGATGATGGTAGTGAAATGCAAAATGTATTTATTGAGTCTGGTGATTTAGATATACAAGATGGAGAAAACTTTTCTTTTTTAAAAAGGCTAGTACCTGATGTCAAGTTTCTTACAAGCGATAGTTCAACTAATGTAAATATAGAAACTAAGGTTAGAAACTTTCCTGGCGACAGTCTTTCTTCTGTAGCAACTTCAACTATCAGCCCAACTACAAAACAATCCCATATAAGAGGCAGAGGGAGGCAAGTGGTTTTTAAAATTAAATCAAATGATGGTGATTCAGGAAATGATGGAGTTGGATGGAGATTAGGAGATACTAGATTAGACATACAGCCTGATGGCAGAAGATAATGTCCAGATTATTAAAAACAGCTTTGCCTTTTGCTAACAGAAGTTTCTCCACAACTTTATAATAGATTAGTAAGAATACTTGAGTTAAATGTAGGTAGCTTTGATCCTGATAGGACACCACACTTCACACAAACTGAATTAAATACTTTAGATTTTCAAGAAGGTGATGTAATATGGAATACAACTGTTGGCTCTTTACAAGCTTATTTAGGCAACAGATTTGTTCAGTTAACAGAACCAACTGTAAAAAGTGCTGGTTTTGAACTGCTTGGCTCAGTAGGTACGTTGAAAATAGACGTAAAACTTAGTGGTGGTATTAAAATAGAGTTGTAGCCCCACTATTGCTTATAATAAAATAACAAGATGAATGAACAAATAACTGGTCTTGCAAGTTTAGGAAGATACGAAGATAACAGAATAGCACACGTTGCTGATGGGGAAATGATTGTTCCACCATTAGCTATTTCTTTAGCTACGAGAAGGCAAATATTCAGAGACATGTTAAATCAAGGCATTAACCCTGCTAATTATATTGTGGGTAGCTCTATGGGTATCAACCCTAATTCAGGATTGCCAGAGTTTTTTTTAAAAAAACTTGTAAAAAAAATAATAAAACCAGTAAAAAAAGTAGTTAAATTTCAAACAGGATTAGTAAAAAAAGTAGTCAAAAGTAAATTATTTAAAAAATTAGCACCTTATGCAGGAATAATAGCAGCTCCTTTTACAGGAGGATTATCTGCAGCTTTAATTGGAGGTCTAGGTGGTTTAGCCTCAGGTAAAGGTTTGAAAGGTGGGATTATGGGAGCTCTTGGAGGATTTGGTGCTAGTGCTGCTTTAGGAAAATTAGGACTTACAGCTTCTGCTATTAAAGGGGCTGGTGGATTAGGTGCTGCTTTAAAAGCCGTTCCTGCTAAATTAGGATTAGGTAGTGGTGGTATTAAAAGTTTATTTGCAGGTAAAGGCGGTTTTAGTAGTCTTTTAGGAGGAGGAAGCGGTACAGGAGGTTTTAGTAGTCTTTTAGGAGGAGGAAGCGGTACAGGAGGAATATCAAGTTTACTTGGATCAAGTCAAAGCCCTCTTATGACATTAGCAAAAAGTGCAATATCAGGAGATTCTAATCCTTTAAAAACTCTTGCATTAGGCAGAATGGGTAGATCAAGTAATCCATTATTAAGAATGGTTAGTAATGCTTATGGTCAACAAGTAAGCGATCCTAATGATCCAGACGCAATGAATCGTGAGTACGATCTTTATAATGAAAATCTCATGAAACAATTTTACGACCAACAAATGAAAAATGCCGCTGGAGTTGCTGTTCCAGCAGGAGCATTAAGTTATTACGCAGCAAAAAAAGAAGCTGACAATCCTTTACAAGATGTAAGAGACACCATTAGACCAGATTTAAGAATGGCTGATGTATATGGTCAAGGGGGCTTTGATTTAGGATTTAAAGGTTATTCTGACGGTGGGCCAGTTAGGGCTTTACAAAATAACCCTTTATTTAAATTTAGAAGGACTTTGCCTTCATATAGCCCTGATGCAAAATTTATAAATGGTGTGGGTATTGAAGATGTTGCTAAAGATGTAGGTTCTTCTTTGTATGACATATATCAAATAACTCAAAGTCCTGAACAAATTGGTGTTCTTGCAGCTAGAGCTCAACAAGATTTTGGAAAAGTTATGGCAGAAGCTCAAGAACTTTTTAATGATGGAACTAAACCTATTCAAGAATTTGTAGATAAAGTAAGACAAGGTTATAGAATGGAAAAAGAAAAAGAAATGATAGGGTATTCTGGAGGTGGAGAAGTTTTAGAAAAAAGGTTAGCTCCAGGTTCTTTAGCAGCACCAGCAAGAGGTGTATTAGCTCCAAGTTCTTTAGCAGCAGCAGGAAGAGGTGCATTAGCCCCAGCTCAATCCACTTTATATGCAGCGGCAAGAGGTGCATTTCCAATAGCTAGTATGGCAGCAAGATTTAATCCTTATGGTGCTGCTCTTGGTAGTGCTATTTCATTATATAGTTTATATAAAATGTCTCAAGATCCTGAACAAGTTGGAGCTCTTGCAGCTAGAGCTCAAAAAGATTTTGAAGAAACTATGGCAGAAGCCCAACAAATTTTTAATGATGGAACTCAGCCAATCAAAGAATTTATAGATAAAGTAAGACAAGGCTATATGACGGAAAAAGAAAGAGAAATGACAGGTTATGCTGAAGGCGGAGAAGTTTTAGATATGAGAGATGGCGGAGAATCTATTGGACCAGGAACAGGAACTTCTGACGACATACCAGCTATGTTATCTGATGGTGAGTTTGTTATGACTGCTTCTGCTAATAATGGTATGGGCGGTTATAAAATTACTAAAGAAAAAGATAGTCTAACTCTAATACCAAACGGTAAGCCAAGTAGAAAAAAAGGTGCACAGAATATGATGAACCTTATGAAAACTTTTGAAAAATACAACGAAGGTAAAGCATAATGAGTTACGGCATACCCACTCTTGCACCTGGACAAAAAGTATCTGACGTTATAGGAGATCCTTATACCCGAAGTTTATACTTTGGCACAAGCACAACTCCTGGTTTTATAAACCAACTGCAACAAGTTGCTAGAAAAAGATTTGCTGAACCTCTTCCTGAGTTAAAAATAACAGACCTAACAGATTTAGAACAAGCAGGATTAGATAGATTAAAAAGTGGTATTGGTGGTTACGAAAGATTTCTAACTTCAGGTGAAGATCAATTAAGTGCAATAAGAAATCTACAAGATCCTTTTGCTTTCAGACAATTTGAAAGTCCTTACCAACAAGCAGTAATTGATCAAGCTACTGAGGATGCAATAAGAGGCTTTGATATGTCTGAGAATCGTAGAAGATTTAGAGATTTACAAACAGGCGGAGAATCTGCTTTTGGCTCAAGAGCAAGATTAGGTGCACAAGACAGAATGGAAGAATTTAGCAGAGGTTTGACCAAAGAACTTGCAGGTTTGAGACAAGCTGGCTATCAGGATTCTTTACAAAGAGTTCAAGATCAAATTAACACAAGAAGAAATTTATTTGGAGACTTCAGAAATCTTGCGGGAGATACTCAAAGATTATCTCAGGCAGGAATTCAAAATATTATGAGTATAGGTAACCTTCCTAGAAAATTAGATGACGCTAGAAACTTAGCAGCTTTCAATAGGGCAACTTTACAAAGAAATGATCCTTTGGCTGTTATGCAGGGCTTGAGTCAAATTTTGCCAAATTATTCTCCATCTACAGCTACAGTAGATTCA